CATGCCATCGTACACAGCGGGCGCGCCGTCGAGATAGCATGCGCCGTATTTTCCAAGCAGCTCTTGCGCCACCGTGACGTGGTTGAACCTCTGCATGGCCGTTTCGCCGCTTTGATTGTCGAGCTCCCCTCTGTAGTATTCTTCGGATTTTCCCCTTGGCAACTTCAAGGCCGACTTGATAATCTTTCGAACCTCGTTGTCTGGAAGCGGGTTGTCGAAGCTTTTGTTGTACGCCATGATGCTGCTCTCGACGGCGTTGTCGGGCCACGATTGCGACATGAACGAGCACGCCATCTTGAACAGCTGGTTGTTGCGCCCCCCTTCGTTGAAGGTGGACGCATCCACTTTCTTGGTCGCGCTGTTCGTGCCGCTCCCGCCGTTTTCAGGCGACTGGACGTATTTTACGAGCTCGTACACGAGGTCGTTCGCGTCCGCTATCTCCGTTTCGTTTGGGTCGAACTCCCATACGTACTCGGTGTTCGTGTCGGGATGCACCGATGGCGGCAGCATCACGTACGAACCGTCACCACGTATATCTATGCCGAGCTCGTCGTTTGTGCTCGGGCGGATTTCCCTGTCTACGCGGTAGTAGTAATGGTACCCGCCCGTCGGAGTGCAGCACGTTACCGTTTCAGGAAGGTCGCCGTGTTCGAGTTCCCAGTCGCGCAGCGATCCGGACCCGTCCTTCCCGTTTTTGTTGTCAACGTCTATAACGACGACATTGCCCGAAGGCGCCCCGCATGAAAGCGCTATGTTCGAGTTGGGCTTTATGCTGAACAACGAGATTACTTCGAGCGGATTGCTCGTTGCGTCGTAGAAGCCGTGCGACCCGCTATACGGGTCCTTCTCGCCGTATGGCGTCACGAACACTGCGAAACCGTGTTTTTCCGCGTAGCTTACCGCGGCTTCGCGCATCTTGCTACCAGCCACGCTCCCACCCCGCAGCCTCGAAAACATTCTCGTGGTCTTCCTGCCACTTCCAAAGATGGTTCATGTCGCAGTTGCTTTCATCGTGTTCTTTGTTCGGGCACGCCTCGACGAACCAATCGGAGGGCGAGAAGTGGGCCTTCTTGCATTTCTCGCACACGCTGAGATACCCCTTGTTTTCCACGATCTCGCCATTCGGGTTGTAACCGTTGTCGACGTCGTTGAAGAAGTCGTATATTGTCATAGACCCATCAGGGCCTCCGACAACGACCCTTTTCATTTCCATCACGAGCAGCTTGATCTTGCGCAGGCTTTCCTCGTCGAGTACACCCTTTACCTCGAAATAAGTGTCGATTTCGGGCATGTAGAAATCAGGGCAGTAGCATGTCCCGTCGTCGAACCTGAATCCGTGGCCTTCGTATTCCCACACGATGCCGAGGCGGTCGAATGCTTGGGCGTACTTCGCTTCGAGCTTGCTACGGAACTCGATTCCGTGATACGTCGTCGGTATCGCTTTCAGCCTTTGTGTCATGCTTCACCCCCAATAGCTCGCATATCCTCTTTGCGCTGTTTTCCGGTCGCACGAACTCGAAGCGCACCGAGTAGCGCGACTCCATGGTCTTCATCTGCTTCGCGAGCATCTCGCCCTGGACGGGGTGCTTCGTACCGTGGCGCTGGCATACGCCGTCGTCGCGCGGGTTGCACAGCCCACCGTGCCTGTAGGTGCATTTCAGACAGTGCGTGTTGCACCACTTGCGGACGTCCTCAAGGCATTCGGCCTCGTTCGTCTCGACGAGCACGACGAGCAGGAAGCCCGCGTCGTTCGCGCGCTCGACCTCGCGCCTGAAGCGGTTGTGCTCCCTGCTGAGGTTTCCGGCTATTTCGGCAAGGCCCTGCTTCGTGTCGACGCTGACGTTTGACCCGTCGATCTGGTAGTCTCCGAAATCGAGCTTCTTGAGCACGGTGGGAACCCCGTGGGACTCCCACCACTCTTCCTTGACGGCGTGCTTCCCGTGATGCTGGCGCGTGTCCTTCCAAATGACAGCGCCCATGGCTTACACGTTCAGTGTTGCGCCGTACGTTGCGGGGGCCTGCTGGCCGCCGCCCTTCGCCTTGCCGCGGTTGTCCACCACCTGCGGGGCGGGTATCTCGCCGTTGCGCACCATCTCGGGGGTGAGCCATGCGCCGACGCTGAGCTTCCAGCGGTCATATCCGTTGTCGTTCAAGTCCACCTCGCCGTTGAGCACGGCCCAGAACTTCTTCCCGACGAACATGTCCCAGCGGTCGGCCTCGAATGCGGCCAGCGCGTCGAATTTTCCAGGGTTGCAGGCGTTGAGCACGTTGATGTTGTGCTTGAAGTACTCAAGCTTCTTCCAGCTGAGGTAGCAGCTGTGCATGAAGTCCTTGTCGACCAGCGGCGAGCCGTCCCAGCCGACGAAGTACGCGTCGGTGTACTTCTTCTCGAACGGCCCGGACGCGACGTCCCAGATAAGCCTGACGCATTGCTTCTTCATGCCGTCGGTGTGGCCCTGCTGGGTGTCCCATTCGGTGCGGACAGCCTGGATGTACAGCTCGTACACACCAGGCTCCATCTGCTCGAATCCGCCACCACCGCCTACCTTCGCCTCGGTGTTTGCAAGTGCGTTCCTGTCGATTTGCGGCATTTTGTTCTCCTGTTCTAGTAGGTTTCTGCCAGCTTGTTCTCGAACACCCCGACGAATTCGTGTGGGTACTCGAATTTTCCGTACCTTATGAGCGAGAGGGCCAGTGCGGCTCCTTCATACTGCTCGTAGCCCATGACGCCTTCTTCCCTCAGCGCCTCGGCCGCCTCGCTCAACAGCTTGATGCAGCCATCAAGTTCTTCGATGCCGACCCTTTTCGTCGGCCTGTAGTCGTTCACGAACATTAGCGGTCCCTCTTCCAGTCGTAATCCGGCTCGGGCGGTGACGAGACCTCGTCCCAATCGATGCCCTCGCCGCAGTTCCCGCAGAACCTCTGCTCGAACGGCCAGTCGATTTCGACGCAGCAGTTGCCGCAGAGCCAGCTCGTCTTGAACTTCTCGGGAGGGAACTTGTCAGCAGACGCAGTCATCGCCAACACCTCCCCTACCCTGTCGCGAGCTCGTTCAGCCGATACGCCTCGCGGATGCGGCTGTCCACCATCTTGAGGTCATTGTCGATGAACTCGTCGTTGAAGAGCCCAGGTGGACATTTCGCCGGGTTCGCGTTGTTCGTGTGGAAGCCGTAGCGGTCGCCTTCCTTGACGCTCTGGAAAGTGCAGGTTACCAGGCCGCGGATCATCAGCTTCTCGTTGAGCAGCTTGCCCACGGTCTTGATATCGATCGTGCCGTCGTCGAGCCTGTCCTCGTGGAACATGAAGTACACGATGCGGCTCACGTCGCCGTCCTCGATGACCGTTTGGAAGAGGTTCCACATGCGGGCGGCTACGTCCGTGTATACCTGGTACTTGTTGTCGTACGCCTCTGGACCAGTGGACCAGCGCACCCACGCCTCGGAAATGAGGAAGCCGGCATCGTCCACCACGACAGAACGTTTCTCGTGGTGGTTGACGAGCCAGCTTTGCACTATGTCGACTCGCAGCGGCTTGTAGCCGTTTTCGCGCTCAAGCCGCATCGTGAGCGACGGTATGTTGATAGTTTCGAGCTGCCTGTCGAAGAAAGGCAGGATTTTCCCCTGGGTGTTGAGCACCGCCACGTCGCCCTCGTCGAAGTTGCGCATCGAGTACGACTTGCCGGTGCCGGAGTTGCCAAGGATTACAATTGGTATGGAGATAAGCCATCGCCCCCTTCTGTTTCTACTCGTTTTTCCGCGCTCGGCGCTCGTACTTGCAGCTCGCGAGCCGCGATTTGTACGACGACTTGTAGCCCGTCGGGAACTCGCCCTCTTCGAGCAGTTCCTCGCAAAGCGTCACGAGCTTGTTGGCGCGGTCGCGCTCGTCCTGCTCGTAGAGCGCCGCAAGGCGCGCCTTGGCAGCCTCGCGCCGCGCCGTCTCCTCGGCGTCGGCGACCCTGTCGTTCATCGGGTGGAACGTGAAGCGCTCGACGTTCTGGGTGTCGAGCATGTAGCAGAAGCACCCGAGCCTGTCGGACAGGCCGACGTGGGCGAGCCGCTGCCGGCCGTCCTCGTAAACGAGCGTCTTCGACGGCGGCTTGCCGTCGCGCCACTTAGGCATTTGGACCACTGTCCTCGGATGTTCCGAGAATCTTATCGATGAGCTTGTCCATCGACGCGTTCACGGCGTCGTCGCCTTTCTTGACGACGTCGTAGAACATCGAGATGCCCGTGACCTCCTGCTCAAGCACCGAGACGAGTGCGGCGACCTTCGCCAGCGGTGTCATGTCGATTGTCGAGAGGTCGAAAGTTATGCGGCGGTTAAGCTCCTTGATCTGCTTCTTCTCCGCCTCGTCGAAGAAAATGTCTACCATCCGAAAATCACGCTCCCTAAGCTCATGGCGACAAACATCAGAACGAGCGCGATCCCTGCCCAGCGCGTACCGCGCTCCCAGTTTTCGGCTTGTGATATAATCGTCTCGTTCTTGCGGTTTACGCCGTATTGTTCCTTGACGCCGTTGCAGTTGCCGATGCGCGGCGTCTTCTCTTTCTTAGCCATTCTTCGCGTTCCTATCGCGGTATAGGACGCTGTTGCGTTTGACCCACTCGGCCATCTCGGAGCAGAGGACCTGCCCGTAGCGGGCGCCCTCCCCCACGAACCGCAACGGCAGTGGGTCTTCCTCGCGCCGTGCCAGCTCGTAGAGCCGGTCGACGCTTATATGCCCTTCCCTTGCGAGTTCGGGCACTGTAGTCCAAAACACATGGACCCCCTTTCGCTTGACTTGGCACCCGTCCGGCTGGGCGCAGCCGCCGCCCTTGCCCGTCCGTAGGAGGCGTGAAGAAGCGTGCGTAAGAAAGCGCATCCCCAGACCGAGGGTCGGCACGCGTGGAAAGGAGTGAGGTGGTCACGCGCAATCGTGCGCCCAATCGGCCGGGTGCCATCGTTTTCAAGCCAGTGCTACGCATAGCCATGTCCACCTAATGTTTATTTGGGATGGTCGGATGGTGGCGACCACGGCGTTTTCAAGGTTCTGCACCGCTAGGGCGCTATCGGAGGGCCAGCCGAGTTCTCATGGCTCCCCGATAGCGCCCGCTGCCAAGAGAGGGGTGAGAGAAGCAGCGGGCGCGTTAGGAAGGATGGGGCGGTTTATCGCTCGGTCATGCCCAGGACCATTGGAAATGGTTAGTTTAACTTACCCCTGAGCTGAAAAAAATTTCGTTGATATCGCACCCGATGAAGCTGCATGCAGCCTTGGCGCGGAACACCGGCATGGTGTCTGGGTTCTTTTCGTAGTTTGAATAGGTCTGACGTGAGACTTGTAGTGCGTTTGCGACGGCCTTCTGCTTGATGCCGCGGGCCTCGCGTGCCTCTTTTAATGTTTGCATTTACATCCCTTTCAAGTTGCTGTGTTTAGTATAACTTACTCCCTTGTGCTGTCAAGTTAAAATCACTAAAATGTTTAGTATGTTAAGTTTTTTCACAGTCAGGCGGACACAATGGACGAAGAGAACAACAACGAGATCGGCGAGAACATATACAGGCTGAGGGTCGCGGCGGAGCTGTCGCAGTCACAGCTTGCCGAAAGGCTCGGATTGACGCGCTCCGCGATATCACAGTACGAATCCGGGCGCATCAAGCCGAGGATGGGCACCGTCGAGAAGCTCGCCAACGTGTTCAGCGTCCCGAAGACCGACATCATCGGCCCGGCGCCAGGCACGGGCCAGCCAGCCGACGACACGGCGATGGCGCTCGCCGACGACGAGAAGGCGCTGGTCGAGCTGTACCGTCGCTGCACCGACCAGAACAAGCACGCCATCATGGTGGTTGCCGAGTCGCTGTCGGCACAGTAGCGCGATAAGGCGCGCGTACGCGCGGCATATATAAAGGAGGTTGTCATGAGGTCAGCCATTGGCTCGATACAGCGGCTCGGGAAGGATTACTACCGCGTGAGCGTAGAGGGCAAGTCCAAACAGGACGGGGGCCGTACCCGTAAGGTCAAGAGGGTGCGCGGAACTCGTTCTGAGGCCGAAGCCGTCCTGGCTAAGATGAAGCTTGACGAGGGCAAGCTCGACGGGTGCGAGCTAACGCTCGGCGAGTACTGGAAGGTGTTCTACGAGCCGACGCTGTCGTCGCTCGCCGAGTCCACCGCTTCGAGCTACAGGTACGCGTGGAACGGGCTGGTCGAGCCGCTGTTCGGCGACAGGAAGATGTCAGAGCTCAAGGCCCGCGACGTCGAGCACGGGCTGCTCTCCATAGAGAAGCCCGGCGCCCAGCGCAACGCCTACAAGCTCCTGCGCCAGATGTACAACGAGGCGTACCGCGACGAGCTGGTCGAGGACAACCCGATGACGCGCCGCATCCGCCTCAAGCGCATGAACGCGTACCAGCCCGACGTGCTGCTGCTCGACGACGTTCCCGCGTGGCTCGACGCCGTGCGCGGGTCGAAGTGGGAGCCCGTGCTGCTCGTCATGCTGTTCGGCGGCCTGCGCCGCGAGGAGGCGTGCGCGCTGTTCTGGGAGGACTTCGAGTTCGGCGTCGGCATGTGCTCGATCCGCGTCGACAAGACGCTTACGGAGGTGCGCGGCAAGCTTGTGGACGGCCCGACGAAGACCGCGGAGTCCACGCGGACGGTGTTCCTCGGCGGGAGCATAGCGGGCCGCATGCTCGAACTCTCCGGCGTAGGGCCGCTCTGCCCGGACTCCAACGGCAACCGCACGCGCCCCGACCGCGTGTCCCGCGAGTACCGCAAGCTGATGCAGGGCAAGGACGCCAAGTACGTGCCCATGAAGAACCTGCGCAACAGCTACGCCACCATCATGCAGGGCATCGGCGCGTCCGACTCGCTCATATCGAAGTCGCTCGGGCACACCAACCTGCAAGTGGACTACAACCACTACTTCGCGGCGAACGCGCCCGCGCACCTCGCCAACGCAAGGGCCCTCGACGACGCCGTGTCTGAGCGCGTCGTGCTCCGAGACGCCGTGAAGCCCTCTGAGATGTGACCGGATGTGACCGGGCGTATATGAGAAAAACGCCCGACATTCGGACGTTTTCGCAGTTCAGAAGTGGTGGACCGGCGGGGACTCGAACCCCGGACCTTGGGATTAAGAGTTTGGCATGGCTGTATATAACACCAGGTCAGAACGCCGTTCATCTCGCCTTTTTTCAACGTCGAGTATCTCTGAGACCCCCTGAAAACCCCTGAGATGTGACCAAATGTGACCACCCCTGGACGACGTAAAAGCGCCCGCCGAGCCGAAGCCCGACGGGCGTTCCCACGGCCACCCGAAGGCCCGCGGGTTGGTGACTGGCCCTGCCTGGTGCGCTGCCAAGGCAAGCGTGCAGGGCACGATCTGAGGACGCCTTCGAGTGACGGCCTCGCATCCCTTTGCGCACTGGGCGCAAGGGCAGGGCGATGAGAGACGCGGGTCACCGCCACCCCGCTCGAACCAACGCTGTCTGGGCTACCCGCTATCGGCAGGGCCGCTTGAGCGCTGTACGCTTGAGCCATGGACGTTACCGCAGCCGTCCAAGAGGGCTTGCGTTTCGGGCGGCAAGCTCGCCAGCGCCCTGCGGGGCGTCTAGTCGTATTTTACGACTATTTACGACTAATGGAAAGCCCGTTACGACTAATGGAATTACATTACTTTCGGATGTAATACCGCTCGTACCAGTTGCGGTCCTCGGCGGCGTCCTCGCCGTCCCCGAGCCAACCAGCGTACGTAAGGTTAGTCACCTTCAAGTCGCTGATGTTCCACGGGCAGTTGAGCTTCCTGTAGGCCATGCCGTCTGGGATGGCCGAGACGCCGTTCTCGAAGTCGATGTTCGGGATGCGCCTCAGCCTCCTGTTGTAGATGGCCTTCCACGAGCCGTCGTGCCCCGCGCAATGGCAGCACGGGGTCTTCTTCCGCGATCTTGTCATAGCTCTCCAATCTCTAGGCTGCTATGACATGACGCACCTCCTCGAAGACGAATGCTTGCCGCACGTGGCATTGTATCACATTCGCTTGGCCCTCACGTCGCCGCGGAAGTCCACCGCCAGCACGTTGCCCTCGAACTTGCCGTCGCAGATGTGCGCCCAGGTGATGCCGTCGTCGGCCTTCTTGACCATGGACAGCTCCACGGCCTCGCCCTTCTTGAGCTGGCCCACGATGTACTTGCGGCCCATCTTGCGCCGGGTACGCGCGTACACGGCCTTGACGATGCGGTACCTGTGGCTGTGGGCCTTCGGCCCCATGAGCGCCCTGAAGTCGTCGGCCGTCCCGAAGAACACGTTGCAGTCCAGGGCGCCGCCGTAGCCGTTGAGGTAGCCCTCGGAGGTGTACTGCCACATGGCAGACTTCTCGCAGCCGCGCCAGATG